GCTATAGAGAGGGTTATGGCTCGACAGAGAAAGTTGGTGGGTGGGGGTAAGAAAAACTGTGGAGCCTTCATGCTTCTGGATGACTGTATGTATGACTCAAAGTTTCTAAAAGACACGTGTATTCGACAGTGTTTTATGAATGGTCGTCATTGGAAGATCTTCTTTATGTTGACAATGCAATACGTGATGGACTTACCACCAGCACTACGAGCCAATGTGGATTACGTGTTTATCCTCAGGGAGAACATCATTCAGAATAGAGAGAAACTTTACAAATCCTTTTTTGGTATATTCCCCTCATTTGATATGTTCTGTAAGGTGATGGATGCCTGTACAGAGAATTATGAATGTCTCGTGTTAGATAATACGGTAAAATCTAACAGGATTCAGGATTGTGTATTTTGGTACAAAGCAACAGTTAGGAAGGGTTTCAGGGTTGGTGGTCCAGATTTATGGAGATTACATCAGAAGATGTACAATCCCAAACATCAGCAGCAGAAGGAGGATGATGCTAAGAAGGCGACTAAGAAAACAAACCTCAAGATCACAAAGACTAAGTAGGTGCGTCTCGATAATTGTTCAAAAAACTATGGGTATATTAAATGGCTTCAGATCGAATGACTACCATGAATTTGGCAGACGACGGGGAAGGAATGGTACCTTTAACAGATAAACCTTCTACAGCCTTTGTCCCTAATCAAGCGTACAATCAACCTGAAAAAAATGTGAGTCAAAGTAAAGAGACGATGGATTCTACACCAATTAATGATATTATGATGGACCCACCCCAGATGACCGAGGAGCCCCGCATGCAGGGTATGATGCCCCAGATGACCGCTCCCCAACCTCAGGGAATGCACGCGGCTAACGGCCAGGCTGAGAAGCCCGAAAGTAAGAACCCCCTAAACCTCACTGACGAGCAGATGGCTGCTGCCCTAGTTGCTGCCTGCACTGCTCTTGCCGTGAGCAAGCCTATTCAGGACAAGTTGGCGACTTCTATCCCCAAGTTCCTTAACGAACAAGGGGGTAGGAGTATGGTTGGCCTTGCCACGACAGGTGTCGTAGCTGGTATAGCTTTTTACATTGTAAAGGACTATGTCATTAAGCCCTAAACAGGTCGTTCCCAACCCATATTACTATAAATCGAGTTATCAATACCCGAATAATACGTCGCGAGTACACCAATAGTGAATGTCCCCGCTAATAAGGCGCTCAATTTAAGCTTCTTATTAGTGTCAGATGTGTGATCGGTAATAGCATCCTTAGTCTCACCAGAAATTTGGTTGATAAAGAAAGTAACAATTAACGCAATGAATGTAGCCGACAAGAAGAATACCCTGTCTACAGCGAGTCTGGGAATATTACCAATCGCAAAACGAATGATATTTGGTATCATTACAGTCATCCATACGAGATTCACGTAGTAGTTTTTAGACACGAGGGGTACAAGGGTTGTACCATACAAAGCCAACCAATACGCGATGGCAGTGAGTAAAATGTTCACTGGTGTCTTCATTTAAACTAGAGTGAGATTATTTATCCTGAATATGCTGACCACAAAATTCTGTTCTCTGTGGTATCTGCTGGTAAATGCCTAGATGTACGGACATATTTCGAAGTTCAACGTAATTTTTCCAGAACTCTGGTGAATGAGAATATTCAGCTACTGTTGAGTGAGCCAATTCATGTATAAGAACATGAAAAATCTCATTTGCTTCTCCATCCAAGCATAAAACTATTACACCTCCCTTGTTTGTATTGGACCCGACAGAACCTTTCATTTTCTTCAAACCGACTATAGGTGAACCATGAACAAGCATTTTAAACTTTTCATTTCCGGTGTCCCGAATGTGTTCTCTAAGAATACGATATTTCTCCTTTACTTCGATGAGCTCCTGGGGTTCTCTAGTCGTGTAAAGAATAACTAAATTGATTAACAATAATATAATCAAAGCTATCATCTCTTATATACAAAGATAAATTTACTATATAACTCTGAGATGGGATTCCCCGTTAGTCCTTCCCAAAGTTGTAAGCTAAACCCCAACTCTTCTAGATGTGTGACCAAAAGGTCTTTAAAAGCCACTGGCTCTGATTTTGGACCATCCGCATAATAAGGTGTGTCGACTAAGTTTACAAATAATTTTTCACCAAATCCACCATTTCCATGGTCTTTTAGTTTGAAAAAATTACCAGTTTCATCAATGAGTGGTGTTTTAAAAATAATTTTTTCTGAATCTGGAATGATACCTATAAGAAGTCCACCAGGTTTTACCCTCTTTTTTATTTCACGAATAGAACTGAAAAATAAACCTTTACTGGCAAAAATATAATGCAGTGAAAAGTTAAAACACACGATATTAAACGCTCTGTTTGGACAGTTATGAATATCACCCTCATAAAAGTTTACACGCATATGCATATTTTTTGCACGTGAACGAGCCTCTTGGAGAGCGGATGGCTCTGGATCACACATGTTAATGTTCACCCCACACTTGTGCCATTTCTGAAGGTCTCCACCGAAACCACACCCTACATCAAGAATGTGTTCACCTTCGTTTGAAACAGACTGGATAAGATTTCTCTTGGCATCATTGTGATTTTTACGAATTACTTCCATTTCATCTTATGGAATAATAAGGTTTATTTCTTTAGGTTCAATCATTTCACTTAGGTTCCAATTGAACATATAATAATATACGTAATTACCCTTCATAAATTTCAATTTTTCTAAACTTTCTACAGTCAAACCCACTTCAGGACTATTGAAGATATGGTACCCAAAATTCTTAGCTATGATGAATGCATCGTCGTATACATCTCCCACTACGTAATACCTATACACTTGTTTAACTGTACCCAAACCATCGATACGTTCATATGGAGCTGCATAGAATGATATAAAATCGTCATTTTCGTCATTCACGAATGAGTAAATTGGCAACACACGTCGTTTTACGTATTCTTCGTTTATAACTGGGGCAATTCTAAACTTCTCATTGTAATCCTGTAAAATCTTAGTCACTCGAGGAATATCGTCAGACGTCATTCTTCGCCAAACATTCTTACATGAACCACGGATCTGGTAGAAGTTTTTACGGGTACGGTCCACTTGACAGAATTTATTCTTGATGAGAGCTTCTGTGTTTAAATGGCGATGCCACATATAGGACTTCGTAATTGGGGTTGGTAGTTTCGTGTGGACAGTGTATATAGCCTGCCATACATCATTCTTGTTTGCACGGCGTTTGATTTCAGATATAAGAATTGGAGCAAACCCAAATTTTCTATACTCACCATGGACACACAAGAAACTGATATGAACCATTTTCATTATATTCGTGTCAACATTGGTGTCAATATTTGAACTTGTTATGTACCCAATGATTTGGTTTGTATCCTTTTTACGAATAACAGCATACTCATCCATAGACCATTTCAAAGCCTCAACGGTATGACACAGTCTAAATACTCCATCGGATACATAATGAGAATTTAAAAACTCACACGCTTCTTTTAGATTACATGAGGACCATACGAAACCATCTGGAAGTTTTGTAGTCTTTTTCGAAACATCTCGCGTTTTCTCGATTTCACCGGGTGTAGTGTCTTCTCGAGGAACGGGTTGTTTATCCCAGTACTCATGCATATTATGTAAATAGTAGCTTAAAGTTTTAAGTTCTAAAATTGATATAATGTCTCTTGAACAAGATTACACTACTGTACCTGGCCAGGTCTTCGCGTGCCTTTCCATCGTTGGTCCTGAGTGTCCTCAGAAGAATGACAAGTTTGGTATTAAGATTCGTGGAGCTTTCGCTACCCGTGATGAGGCGGCGAATCATGCTAAGCGTCTTCAGAAAGAGGATGCTACATTCGATATCTACGTAGTCGACATGTACAAGTGGCTCCTCATCCCACCCGATGCTGATAAGATTGAGGATGTGCATTACACAAATGACAAGCTTGAGGAAATCATGACTGGGTACAAGGAGAATCAGGCCCAGGCTGCTCGCATGTTCAACGAGCGTAAGCAGGGTATGACTGCTAAGTTTGCACCTGGGGATGACAATTCCACCTATTACAACAAGCCTGATGAGGCGCCTATTCCTCACCCAGCTGAGGTACTCGAGCGCCTCAAGAAGGAGAAGCCTGATACACCCATGGAGGAACTCATTAAGGAGGCTGACAAGGTTGTGGCTGATGAGATTGCCGAACGCCAGAAGAAGCGCGAGGCTGAGGCTGGTAAGCTTGGTGAACTTAAGGAGGAGGAGGAAGAGGAATCCGCGTAAATAATATTCGTATACAGTAAATAAAAATGCTTCTTACAATTCTAACAATATTGTTAGTTGGAGCTTTCTTTATTTTGTTTTTTAAACCAAAATACAACTTAAAAAACAAAACAGATTCTACTGAAGTCGAGGCTTCAACTACTGATGGTTTCGTTGAAGATACGGATGATGCGTTTATTAATCCCAGGTATCCAACACAACTCATTAAAATGGATGAGACTGGTAATATTAAACCTATCTATGGTGATATTGGGACATTCGTCGCGTATTCATCTGTTCCGGAAGACCACTGGTTAAGTGGATTTCCACAAAAGGGTGTAAACAACGATATGTATGAAGATACTGACACCAAACTTTCGACCCGTATAAGGGACCTCAGTA